CTCACTTGCTTTCGACTTAATGTCGCTAGGTTGTGGTATCTTTGGTAAGAAAGACTTCACATTATCTAGTTGTTCTTCAAGCTTTCTCGTTGCTGAGATATTACCAGTATCTCGAATCTTAGCAATCGTATCTTCGATCTCTGTATGTAAATGCCAAAAGGCACCATTCATCTGATCGAAGCGGTTCATTTCGAGGTCACGTGCCATTTCTAGCACTTTAAAACGTAGTTCATAGGGATTGGACATATTATGTCTCCTGTGTGTGTGTTAATATAAATTGCCGACAAGTTCAACGTAATCTTCCACATCAAACTTAACGAACGGCTGAAACTTCAACAGCTTGTTCATTGTTTTCGGCCATATGATAGTATCAGAAATATTTTCTTTCCAATACCAGAATACCCTACATGTAGCATTCAGAATGACCATGGTTTCAGGCATGATCTCCTTTCTATTATACATGTTGAGTACTTTCGGGTAGTCACCGTTCTTTACAACAAGGGCCTCGTCAAGACTATCGAACTGTGACATGTCCTGCTGAAACAAATATTTCAGGGACTGATGACGTTTCTTGGTTGCTTTGAATCTATCAATGCATTCTTGATCAAGGAGTTGTCCTACCCAGAGATCTGAATTCTCAAACAGATTGCTGGCTAGGTACAACTCGAGATCGTCCTTCTTTGATAGACGATGGAAAAAGAAACGATCTTGCCTCAAATTGAACTTGTCAAACTTCGCATTCGTCTTACCACGGTACTTGAAGTAGTCGTAGGTATCTGAGTCGAAATGTAATTTGAGGGCAAGATATTTCTGGTAAGCCTCAAATGGTTCCATTATATAGGTAGTCTTGCCGTCTTTTGTAGAAAATTAAGCTCTTCAGCCTCTTCTTGGATCTTCGCTTTGAGCACTAGATTCTTTCGAATGTATTGCGCCACTGCCTCGATCTCAATATCGTTTCTTTCGCAATAATGTAAAATGGCATCCATATAATCGATCGAATCTTTCTCACGTAACTTCTCTATTTCGAATAGAAAAGACTGAGCCCCGAACTCCTTCGGAGCATCGTCGATTACTTTTGACATATTACTTTTTCGCTTTTTTAGCTTGCTTTTGAAGTTCTGCAACCATCTTCTCTTTCGTCTGGCGACGATCAAGTTCAATACCGACCTCTGAAGCGAGTTCATCGATCTTTGCTTTGGTCAGCTTCATCAGTTGCGCTTTCGTAGGAAGTTTATCCAACGCTTCTTGCACTGCATCCTCAACATCGTCAATGACTTCTTCAAACTTTTCTTCGACAGCTTCGCGAACTTCGCTGATGTCTTCTTGTACATCATCGATCTTTTCGCTAACGCGAGGCCAAAATACAAAAGCGGCAATTGCTACCGCCACGAGTGCTGCAATAATTAATTCCATAACAAATCCTCCTCCGTATGGAATAATATTTATATGTGAAAAAAAGACGCCCTTTCGGGCGCCAAACCTTTACGCTGCCTGAGCGTATTCAATTGCCATACCTAAAGCATTGATGTTCGTGTTCTTGTTGTGACCGAACCAAGCTGACTGCAGTCGAGTATCTTGACTGTTGCCGAGAGTGTGGTTAGTCATGTAAGTCACTGCGTTGTAAGCATTCCACCATGTACCTTCGGCAAGTTCTGCACCAGGTTGAGTGTTAATGATGTCCATCGCAGTGCGAGCGTTACGCGAACCAGCTTTCTTACCTTCTTGGAATGACTTCATTAGCTCGTCAAAGTCCATTGTACCAGCACGATTGGTGGTAACAGGGAAGACTTGGTTGAAGTACTCGAACAAGTCAGCTTGCTTGTAGTACTTCTTCGACAGAAAATCAGCCATTTGGTGGTAAGTTTCCATCTTTTTAGATGCCTCATCGAGGGCAAGGCGGACACGCTCTGCGTCAAACTCTGACTTGTGGTTCAAAGAAATACCGAGCGATGCTTTACCTTCGAGAGACATTGACAGGGTGTTATTGCAAACAACCCGAATGGGTGTGAATCGAACATCGACACCGCGACCATAATTATGTGGATTTGACAGCAAGAGGTAGGAGTCTACCTGATCCTTACCGCCAAAGAGAGAAAAAGATTCGTTAATCTTAGCGAGTCCCCAAACAATCTGGCCATCTTTCAACGATCCAGCAGTGTGCATCGTCATGCCGCCAGCCTTAACATACTCGTCAAAGAACTCGAACGCATCAGCATTTTGGACTGGGATCCACTGATCTCCTACAACGTCGAGTACTTTGTTGTCAGATGAACGAACCAAAGCTTTTTTGCCTTCGATAGTGATCTCTTCACCATCAACCAGCGTAGTAATCGGATGACGCTCTACTGACCAATCGAGGCCAGCAACCTTCATCATTTCTTTAGGCGTTAGATCGTCTGATACCTTTACACCGAGACCGTGCCAAGGAACTTCACCAGCGTACGCCATTGTTTCAACCATATGTGCCATAATCATGTCCTCCTACAGACAACTCAATTTACATGTACCATTCTACCAAAAAAAATTAGTATTGTACATAGTTTTTTTCAAATAAATTTAACAATTTTCCTGACTTGAGCTGGATAAACTTACGTCGAGCTCGATCAAAGAATCGAGGCTTACTGAAGAAGATCCACTCAGATGTACCAGTTTTGACATAGCCTACACACTTGCCTGCATCGTTGACAGCATAAGTGTGGTTGGGTACATTATACTCAACATCAGGCCATTCAGTAATTTCTTTGAAGATTCTCATAGTTCGTTTGGTAACTCCGGTGGTATTTGCTTCAATATAAGCTCAAGCAGTTGAGCTTCGAACTTTCTCCATTCGCGGTCATCAACCGCATCCTCACGGCCAATTGTTCTCTTCATCAAAGGAAATACTCCGAGGTGAAAATCATCATACGCGAAGTAATGGTCCATCAGGTTACCAAACTCGCGAGCTGCTAACTCACGCTTACTCATGCGCGTAGCTCTTCGAGAATAGATTGAAGACCAACAGTCGTCTGCAGACGCTGCATAAACTCACGCTTGAGGCGCGTACGCTTAGCATTGATAGCAGGATCTTGACGATTATCCACTGAAGAGAAAGAGGTAGACTCTTGACTCGTCAGATGATCGTACATATTGACGATAGTTTTGGCATGCTTGTGAGCAACCCAAATATTACGACCGCCGTCAGTGCGAACCCAATGAAGTGGCTTCGGATTGCCGATAGAGTCGACGATCTTACGAAGCTGAATAATCATTTGTGGTTGCTTGAAGTCTGGATCAAATGTTTCGACTTCTTCGACTGCAAACGGATCGTTCTTTCTTTTTCTACCCATTATATTGAAACTCCTAACATGATTCCAAGGGCGGCACCCATGAGTGCCATTACAAAAATTCCAGTAAGTGTATCTTTCATTACGCTGCCTCCGCAGGTGCATACTTGTCCAGCCAAGCGCGAAGCTCAGCGAAAGGAATAACATCACCGTTTACCATTTCGAAGGCAACACCGTGATGTACTTCCTCACCATTGTCCAACACGTCGTACGCGGTGAACTCTTTAGCAATTTCAGCACGCATACCAGACATCGGCTTGTTTTCAGTCGTGCGGTTGAAAGAGATACGATCTTCCTTAATCGTACCATAGTAGGGAGAATCCCAATCAGCGATGTGATCAGAAAGACGGAAGTCGATATCATCGACAACAGTCTCGCCAATTGAGTACTCCTCGAAATACTCGCTCTTGCTGGTGCAAGCAGCCTCGACACGGGCCCACCACTGAGGGTCCATGTTCTCCTCGATGGTGCAGTTGAAAATGTAGGTGCTACCACCCTTGGGCTTCCAGTACTGCGGACACTCGCCTTTGCCGTCCCAATCGTGGGCGCCGTAGTTTTCCATGTGTTGAGTCTGAATGATCGCTTTCATAAGTATATCTCCATTTGACAAGAGCCATTATACCCTGCTGAGATGGGGTTGTACATCTCTAAGTCTATGATTTGATTAGACTTTCTGGGCGCATGCAAGTTATTGATTTCATTGGCCATTTTTTTGACATTTTTTAGATTATTTTTGTTAATTATTTACATAATCGGTAATAAAATGATCTAAGTCGTTTTGGTTATTAAAAATGAATTCGATATACGGATTACCACCGGCAGGTCCATAATGGATGAGAGAGCGATAGTGTGCATTGTATTTGGTGCAAAGATCAGAGAGGTAGCCGAGAGTGCAGTCAGAAGCGCAGTCGAGTTGGTAAGTATGCATAGTATTCTCCTTTCGGGGCCTGCTATTCTACCTCATGGGGAGGCCCCATTACATGCCTTGCTTAGACTTTTTATGTCTAAGCTTATAACCATGGCGTATAAGCCGTGAGTTGCAAGGGCCTGTCAATAAATGGACAGGGCTAGGATCCTATTTGTATAAATACTTTTGTGGATGAGCTCATTCTACAGCATGCCTATATTGATGTATTAATAATTTTATAGGTAAAACAACATGTTTGATAAATTAGACTCAAGCTTGCTTAGAGTCACACTGTTCTGTATTATCATTATTTTCGGTTTTCTTGTGGTGCCTATATTGGCAGTAGGGCAAGAAGAAGAAGCTGTAGATCCTAATTTAATAAGAACTGAGTCGACTACTACAAGCACTATTACAACCAACGGTAATACTACCACAACACTGAAGTCGCCTCCTGCATCGGCGATTACACCAACTATCAATACATCGAACTCTGATCTTTGTACTTTTGGTGTAGCTGGAGCAGTACAAACACAAATTCTCGGTATTTCTACAGGTACACAATTTACTGATGAGAACTGTGAACGACTGAAGAATGCCAAAACACTTTACGACATGGGTATGAAAGTAGCGGCAGTATCATTGATGTGCCAAGACAAGAGAGTCTTTAGTGCAATGATGAATGCTGGTACACCATGTCCCTACGACGGACTTATTGGACCTGAAGCGAAAGCTGCATGGCAAGCACAAGGTGTATCATCAAGTCCTGATGAAGTCGAATTAGAAGAAGGTATCGATGAGCAGACTAAGAAGACTGCAATGGCTGGCGGCGGTATTGCTGGCATGCTCGCCCTCTTACTCCTACTCTGAGCAAGTATTTGGTCAAACGACCAACGCTGCACAGAACGGATATAATTGGGTGATGAGTAATCTACTGCCTCAACAGGCAGGTTTGCAAGTCAATACAGTTTTGTATCGTTACACTACAATTAAAAATCCAGAAGATCCGTTGTTTGTAACGGTACAAAATGAAAACGCAGTCGACGGTGGTTACATATTCAGAGAGACCGACGACTGGACTGGATTGCCAGGTAATTCTATTAACAAGGTAGTTGGTGTTGGTGGAGTTCCTATCGATTATTGGGGAGATGGCTCTATAGTATGGGAAGGTGAAGGTAAAGTCACTGATCCAGTAGTGGTTTACACTTATCAATATGACACATGTTTTGATCCACAATCGGATCCATCATGTCCGGGATATAAGGTAGAAGTACCTGATATACCATCAGTTGACCCAGTCGATCCATTGGATGACCAATTTGTACAAGATGAGATCGATCGGGAAATGACTATGAGAGACGAAGATGAAGATGAACGTGAGCGACAAAGGATGTCTGAAAAAGAAGATGATGAAGATGAAGAGGTTGATCTCGAAACTGTATTAGGAATAGTTGGTCGTTCCTTACAGAATGCACAAGACACTGCTAAGCATCAACAGCAGATGGCTTTGAATCAGTTCTCAAACGTATATTATAATCAACTGCCCGATACAGTATACAATGAGACAGTGCAACTCAAAGATTCTACGTTGCCTAAAAATAATCGGGGACGTAGACTACAATATGCGCAAGATATGCTTCATGACAAATTAGTCAAATCACAATATAAAGGAGAACGTTAATGTTCAAGAAAATTTTGGCCGCTTCAATTGCTATGATGGCCATCGGCGCACAGGCTGCCGACGTTCCTATCATTGGTAACGTAGAGTCAAAGTGTGTAGTGACCATCGACAAGCAAGGTGTGTATGGTAACCCTTCAGCTAGCATCCTCTCAACCGATGCTGTTGATGGTGGTGTAGAACCCGTTGTGCGCTTCGACGTCGTACTCGCCGATGCATACAAAGCTGTTATCTCTCATCCTATCTCTTTCTCTCAGAGTCCTGCACTCAATGATACAGTAACATGGACTGGATCCACTTCAGTCGAGGCTGTATCAGATGCTGGTATGTCTGCGTATGATACTGATAAGATCGAATATGATAATACGACAGAAGTAGATCTGTCGATCGCTGGTAGCACGTGGTTTAAGGTCAGCTCTGAAGCTGATTATGGTTATCAAAAAGCTCTTCCTGGTGGTACTTACACCTCTATCGTGGAAGCTAACTGTATAGCGCTCTAAACCATGCGTTATATCATGGCACTTCTGTTAGTCCTGAGTGGGCCCGTTGCGGCCCATTCGTGGACTCCCACCTATCCTAAACCAATTCAATCGTGGGCCGAAGGGATATATCAGTTTGATATGACTCTTTGGAACTCTCGTGCCGATATTAACTACTTTACTTTCGATGTATTTGATGCTGAGTTTATGCATATACCATGGGCTGCGTATGAACGTACTACTCATGTTGCCTACTTAGAAAGGAAAGTCATAAATATATACATAAAAGCGGAAGACCTCGACAGAGTTGTATACGTCTGTTCACGAACACAGATTGTAAAACGTCAAAATACAGCGTCATTGGTCTCGTCTAGAATATGTTCGAAAGTAAAAAGATGAAAAGACTATTGACAATATTGATGTTGCTGCCTTCTTTTGTTTATGCGCAAAATACTGGTGTTAACATTGCCATACCAAATGCTCCTCAGAGTTTCCAGTCTGACAGAGTGCGAGCTGGTGATGTAGAATGTTCAGCAGCAATTGGTTCATCGACGAACGTAGAGTTTGGTGTGGTAGGTATTCTAAATCAGAACGATCCATTGTATCAGTTCAACAATGATCCTACAATGAATTATAATCGCGATGAGTTTTTGAGAGATATTGGTGTGTACGGTAGAATCACAATTCCTATCGGTGCGCCTAAAAAGAGATTAAACTGTAATAGACTGTATGAGTTAGAACTTGAGAAGAAGCGGTTAGAAGTACTTAAACTGCAACGTGAGATTCAGATGTTGAAAAATCTACAATTCGAGGCACCAACAGCACAAAATCTTCCATCTTTAGGAGAACGATAAATGGCAGAATTCGAATTTGCTGGTATGACATTTAAGGGCGGTAAAATGTTTATGGTCCTTACAGCACTA